CTTTTGCAATACAAAAAATTGACATACTAGCTAAAATCGGGAGACTTTTGTAATGTCTAATTATACAGTAACAACAAACTTTGCAGAGAAGGATTCGCTTCCTTCAGGCAACGCAGCTAAAGTTATCAAAGGCTCTGAGTTTACTACGGAGTTTAATAACATAGCTACAGCCAGTGCAACCAAGGCTGACCTCGCGTCACCTACGTTCACAGGTACAGTGACTATACCAACTGCTGCTATCACTACAGCCAACACTACTACAGCTAACATTACTACAGCTAACTGTGAGAACTTGTCTGTTGAGAAAGCTACTAACAGTGGTCAGACAGACTTGCTTATCCATAACACAGGTACTGGTGATGCTGACGCAGTGTTAAAATTAGATGCTTCAGCTACAGGTGAAAGCGATATTGAGTTTCTACATGACGGCTCTTTAGGTGCTGTTATTAGTTACTTTGTGGACGGAGGTTCTCCTGACTTAAACATTAATACTAACACATCCGGTAGTGTTATTGACCTACAGCCTAACAGTGTAAATACACTAAGAGCCGCTGAAGGAGTCGTTACTGTCACAGGTGATTTAAGAATTAGCGACGGTTCAGTTAAGGGTGAAATAGGTATTGTAGATACTAATGACGTTTATTTGGCTGACAACATAGCAGGTATTCGTGTAAGCGGTTCTTTGACTAATAACATTTTTGCTTGTGACCAGAATGGTGCTATTACTAACGGGGTTACTAACTTAGGTGCCAATACAGGTCGTTTTAAGGAAGGTTATTTTACAGATTTAAAAACTAATGATTTAACCGTAGAAAAAGTAGGCGATGCTAAAATTACCATTAAGGGTACAAACTCAGGTGGTGACGACGATGACGCTGAGTTATACTTAGACTCTAACGGTAATGGTGAGTCTGCTATTCGTTTCCAGACCGACGGTACTGATGGTGCTGCCTTATTCTGGTCTCCGCAAAACAACGATGATTTAGTAATTCAAACCTATTCCGCAGCATCTGATGGTGGTATTCATCTGCGCGTTAAGGAAGAGGATTCGTTGCTTGTTAAGGCTGACGGTGTTCTACAGTTAAGTGACGGTACTGTTAAAGGTACAGTTGGTATTTTAACTGGAAGTAATGATGTTTATTTTGCAGATGCCATTGCCGGTATTCGACTAAGTGGAGCAGGTACTAATAATATATTCCCCTGTGATTCAGCAGGCGCTAGTACTAATAAGGTAACTAATTTCGGTACTTCTATACATCGTTGGAAGACTGGTTATTTTGATGAGGAAGTAAACTTTTCTAACGGTAAGATAGGCACTGTTTCTGGTGATGAAATCTTTATAGCAGACGCTGTCTGTGGTTTACGGATGTCTGGTGCCGGTACTATAAACATATTCCCTGTTGATGGGAATGGTACAGGTACTAACGAAATTGCTAACTTAGGTACTAGCAATGACAGATTTAAAACTATCTTTTCTAAGAATGCCTTGGACACTTCCTCTGACCGTAACCTAAAGCAAAGCATTGAAGAACTTAGTGAAGCTGAAGTAAGGGTTGCACAGGTTTGTAAAGGTTTAATTCGTAAGTATAAGTGGAAGGACTCAGTAGAAAGAAAAGGTGTTGACGGTTCTCGTTATCACGTAGGTGTGATAGCACAAGACTTGGAAGCAGCTTTTGCAGCTGAAGGTTTAAACGCAGAGGAATACGGTATGTTTACAAGAAGTGAAGAAACAGGAACTCTTTCAGTTAGTTATTCTGAACTATTAGCATTTATTATCGGAGGACTATAAGATGGGAAAGCCGTTAACAGGTTGGGAAGCAATTCCCGGAGCAGCTTTAGGAACAGTAGGTGGTTATGCTGCTCTTACCGATTTACAAAACCAACTCCGAGGTTTAGGTAACAGAGCGTATACTGGTGGCATAAATCTAGGCAATCAGGCAATGCAGGACACGACCTTTCAGCCTTACACCGTTACAAGCGGTTTAGCTAACGTAGGTACAACTGCTCAGGGTGGTTTAAATTTAAACTTGTCCCCTCAACAGCAAGCAATGCAGAATGCGGCGTTTGGACAGGCTAATCAATTCTTTGGTCAAGCGGGGCAAGGAATGACTCCTGCCGAACAACGGGCTGCTTCGGGTTTGTTTAGTCAGGCTCAGGGACAGTTTGGTCAAGTAGGCCAAGGCATGACACGAGCCGAACGAGACGCACAAAACCGTAGATTCAGAGAAGCAGAGTCAATGTTTGGTCGCGCCAGAGGCGACACAGGGGCGCTTGCCAGTGAATACTACGAGAACATCCGAGCAGCACAGCGTCCTGAAGAAGAACGTCAGCGCATGAACCTAGACCAAGGTTTGTTCTCTAGTGGTCGTGGTGGTATTTCTACTGCTGAGTTTGGTGGTACTGCTGAAGAGTTTGCTTTTGAAAAGGCTAGAGCGGAAGCAGGCTTACAAGCGTCAGCGATGGCACGAGAGGCAGCGTTAGGCGAGCAAGCACAAGCCTTAAAATCAGCACAGGCGTTATCAGGTCAGGCGTACTTAGGTGAGCAAGCATCACAAGCCAGAGACGCGCAAGCACTTGCTATGGGTACAGGCTTAATGGGCCAGTCCTTTAGTCCAGAAAAGCAAGCCTTAGCACAACAAACAGGTTACGGAAACTTAGGTAGCATGATGATGGGTCAAGGTTACATGCCACAGCAGCAAGCCATTGGTTTGTTTGGTGCTTCACAGATACCGTCACAGATAGCTGCTCAAGGTCAATTAAGTGGTGCGGAACTACGGTCACAGCTTTCACAGGCTGGTTTAGAAGGCTTGTTAAACGCTGGTGTAACTGAAGCGCGGGTAAGTGGTAACTTGTACAATTCCATACTCAATTCACTTGTTGGCGGCGTCAACTCTTTCATGGCGGAGGATTAAAAATGGCTAGAGGTTTTTTAACAGGATTAGACTCTACGTTTAATCGCGAACTAGGTCAGTCAGTATCTGGCCTAGCAGAAACAATGCTAACAGGTGTTGGTCAACTAGGCGCTGGTATCGGAGGTATTACAGGAAACGAAGCTCTTGCTAGGGCAGACTTCCGACCTGAACGTGTTAAACTCAAGGAAAGGTTTGCACAGCTTACTGGCTCTAAAGACCCTAATGACCGTCAAGAGCTTTTACAAATTATGGGGAAAATGGGTGCTTCTCCAGACGTAATTGCAAAGTATCAAATGCAGTTTGCTGCTGAAGATAAGGCAGAGCAAGCAACAAAGCTACAAGGTACACAGCGTACACAGTTCTCCTCTTACTTGGACAAAACTTACCCTAATAAAGGTTACGGAGATTTGGCTTTACAGGGTTTGATTACTCCTGCCAATATGAAAGACTTTATTAAGGAAGCCTCTTCTGGAAAGACAACTACTGAAACAATTAGCGAAGACGGAAAGAACAAGTTAGTCGTGCTTGACGAGGGCGGTGATATAATTAAACGATATGATGCTGAAATATCAGGTACTTCTAACCCTAATGCGCCTAATTACTTTACGAAGGTCGTAGTAAAGGACGGTAAAAAAACAACAGTAATGTTTAAAAGAGAGGGTGACAAAGTATCTGAAGTCGCTAATATGGGAGCCACAGAGATTCCTGAAGCTGCCGATTTAGAAACGGTAGAAGTTACTAAAGATGATGGTCAGACGTATGTTAAGTTCCTTGATTTAAGCCAGCCAGAGGGTGAAAGGATTGTCCACGAAGAAAAAACTAAAGAAAACAGAGTAACTACTGAAGCCATTGACCCTTTGACTGGGCAGACAATTAAATATACTACACTTCCCAACGGTAAAGGTCGTATACCGTTTGGTATTGTAGAACTGCCTAAGTATGATATACAAGTTCAAGCCGACGGAACCTATAACGTATTTAACGAAACTCTAGGTATAATGGAAGAGGAAGGTGTAGCTACTCAGGCTTCTGCTCAACAGCTTATAGCTAAGAAACAAAAAACTCAGGAAACGCTTAACGACATTGAAAGACAGATTGGTTTTGTTAATGAAGCCAAAACCCTAACCGAAAGTTATCAACCATGGGACGCGGTTGTTTTTCATCCGTTAATGAAGTATGTTCCGGGCAGTGATGCAAAATATCTAGCGAAATTGACTGAAACACTACAGTCGCGGATTGCTAGAGACACCCTAATGGAACTACGCGAGGGTTCAGCAGTAGGTGCTACAGGTTTAGGCGCTTTGAACTTAAAAGAACTTGAACTACTACAGAATGCGCTTGGTAATCTTGACCCCACCGTGGGTGATGTGCGATATAGAAAGCAACTTAACCTTGTTAAGAAACACTATCAAGGGTTTAGAGCTTCCTTAATGGGTCGTCCTACTCAAATAGATTGGACAAACCCTGCGTATAGAGAGTTTACTAGAACTATTTCAGACGCACAAGGTAAGCCACAGACATACTACACTTTATCAGATGAGACAGGCGCTCCTCTAATGGGTAGTGATGGAAAACCTCTGTGGTATATCGCAAACATTCCTGTTAAAAAGGATTAATAATAATGGTAGCAACTACAAACCAAGTAACTGACCCTGCAACCTTAGCGTTGCTGCGTGGAGAACCTATGCCTTCTGAGGGCATGGGTGCTTCTCCTATTGACCAGTCTATGATTATACCTGTTACTCCTAATCCAACAGGAGCAGTGTCGGACACAGAGTTATTAGCTAAACTGAATGACTCTTGGGAAGCAGACAACATTAATCCTAGCGATGTTATAGACACACTAACCTACGAAGCAACCACTGGTGAGGAAGTTGACCCTTTTGATTGGAAGAAGATGATTGCAGGTATGTCGGCTTCCATTGCGGCTTCTATCCCTCAAGGTAAAAAGGGTTATGAGTGGGGACAGCGTTTAGTTTCTACGTTACCTAACAGAGGTGTTTTCGGTGTCGCTAAATCTACTATACCTGTCGTTACAGGAGCAATCCGAGGAAGTGCAGCCAGTGGAGCCGCTTTAGGTACAACTGAGTTTTCTTATGACACAGTGGACGCTTTAATTTCTGGTGAAGAGTTTGACCCTTCCGAGGCTTTTGCTCAGGCTCTGGATGCTGCTGAAACTGATTTTATTTACTCGTCAGCCGGTAGCTTAGGTTTACCTGTTGTAACTAAAGCCTATAGAGGTGGTAAACAAGGTGTTAAAGCTCTTCGGGATAAGTTCCCTAAAAGGACACCTGTGGCGGGTAAGGCAGGTTTAGCTGACAACAGTATTGACCAGATAGTTAAACTACAAGCACAGCTTAAAGAAATGGGAGCTAGTCTGTTACCCTCCATGGTTACGGACAAAATTACTCCTAAACTGTTAGAGCAGGTTTCTAAGGTGTCTAGGTTTACGAGAGGTACGGTAGAGAACTATTATAATATCTACGGACAGTTCATGGGTAAGCAGATAGATGAAATGGTAGGTATGTTTGCAAACCAAGGCCCACGTAAGCAAGGTCAAGTTCTTCAGGCTTTTGTGACGCAGAACGAGAACGCTATTCGGAAGATTGTTGACCCTATTTATAAAGGTTTGGCGATTAAAGGTAAGGGAGTAAATGTAAACGTAAGACAGTCGGCTAAAGACCTTGCTGATGAAATCAGTCAGAGCGGTCAATATAGAGCGCAGCCTAAAGTAGGAAAAGACGGAGAAGTAATTGAGCAGACAACAGCTAGAGGAGGTGTAGCGCAAGTCATCTCAGACCTCAGAGCAACTCCTGACGACCTAAACTTCTACGAAGCTCATCAGAGACTGTCTAAGGTTAAGAGCGCAATTGCTGATTTACGTGGTTCGTCTAACCCAGATAATAACTTAGTTGACGTTCTAATTAAACAGCAAAACCTGTTAGAAGAAGGCATGGAAGAAGCAGCTACTCGCTTGTCCCCTGCTCTTCGGAAAGAGTATGCTGACGTTACAGCTTATTATAAAAGAGGTAGAGAAGTCGTCGGTGCTGAGTGGTTAAAAGCTGCTCTGAAGAACAGCGACCCTGCTAGAATTGGTCGTATACTGACTCAGGACGGTTTGTCTGAAGGTATTATACAGATTAAGCAACTACGCAAAGCTGCTGCTCAATATAAGAAGGACTTACCTAAGCCTCCTAAAGGCGCTTCTAAGCGTGAAATAAACGAGTATAATGAAATGATTAAGGGGTTGGACGTTAATCCCTTAGAAGGCATTAGAAGAGGCTATTTGGACGAGATACTAAAAGCATCTCCTGATGACGCTATGAGTTCTGCTGCTGTTTTCGCAAATAAACTAAAAGAGCCGCGTTTCAGAGAGACTTTTGAGGAATTATTTAAAGGGACTGGTGTTCCTGCTAAGATGGATGAGATGTTAGAGAACTTGGCGATTCTTTCTAGGTCGGATAAAACTCAACAGGGGTTTGGTTTAACAATAGCAGGTGCAGAACAAAAAGCACTGTCTCAGCCTAAACTAGAAGTAATCTTTAAAAGTATTATGCCTGCCTTTTTAGCAGGTATGCAAATTACTCCTAAAAAAATGGATAAACTAATCAGTCTTCAGAAAGCCGCTATAGCTGCGGAAAAGCAAGGTGTTGACATTACTCAGCAACTGGTTGTTAGCTTAGAGGCACTAATAGGACGTGGCAATATTCTAGGTACGGCTTTTTCAGCACCGGAACAACAACAACCTCCACCACGACAGTACAGTCGATAAACCCAAGACGTAAAAAAAGGGGGTCGCAATGACCCCCAAGTTTACTTAAGTGTCTATATGGGCAGTTAAACACCGCATATAGCTGTTTTTTTAAACTATCTCACAAGCACCGCCGGTACACGCTAACTCCTGTGAGCCGGTTGTGTTGTCTTCCTGCTCAAAGTATTGCAGGTCGTTCCAGTTAATATCTTTTGGCATTGATGCTAGTAATTCTTCATATTGTTCAGCATTGATGTCCTCATAAGGAGCTTGCTGATACGTATGTTCACTTACAGGCAACAAACTAATACCACTACACAAGTCAAAGTTATCCCATATCCACTGTGCTACCTGAAGGAACTCGCTGTCAGTGTAGTATACTGTGATACTTGGCTTATGCTCACACCAACTATTCTGGTACATCTTCCAAAGCTCTAGCTGATGCATTGCACCTACGTCACTGACCGTCACACTGGTCGCCGGTGCCTTGACAGGAAAGCTAAACACTGATGAGGAGTCAGACATCACATCATCCTCTACAGGGAACCCTGCTGTCTTCATAAAGACTGCAAGCGGGTCTTTCTTGTCCGAACGTACACGTCGAATGTAATGCTTAGAGAACCTAGGATGGATGCCACTAGCACTATCGACAAGCTGAGAAACAGTACCACTCGGCTTAACAGCAGTAACGGCAGTAGACTGATTGATACCAAGTTTCTTAGCCCATTTCTTATTCGTTGCGATAGCGACATCTCGTACACCTTCCAGTAATGCTTCAGACTCTGGGTTGTTAGGAGTACTGAGCAAAGCATTGTCCATAATACCAGTCATGCTCACACCTAGCAACGCCTCTTCCTCTGTGTTCTTCTTCCAGATGTTACGTAAGTATCTGAAGTCAGTCAAGGTAGCCTGTAACGTGCCAATGATGGCTGCTACTTCTGCCTTAGCTTTCAACGTCTCTTCCGTGTCATCCTCTCGTACCACTATCTCTGACAAGTTGCAGAACTGATTACTGCGTAGGATAATCTCAGAGCAAGGGTTAGTACCGAAGTCCTGATTAGGGTCACGACGACCATTCCTAGCCGCAATCTTCTGTGCCGCTACACGACTAAACAAACCACGTTCACCTGACTTAGACTCATACAACGTCTGCATCTCATTAAGGAAAGCCTCGAAGTCTGGCTTCTCTGTGTATGCTACGCTGTTGTTAGCCAGTCTACGGTGTCCATCGTTCTCCCACCATGCTCCTGACTTAGCCTTAGCCATACGTCCGTCTGATAGGTTAGACAAGCTAATCAATGCCGAACGTCTAACACCACCAACAACTACAATGTCAGCAACCTTACACACTACATCGTGACACTCAATACTCGTCAATTTGCGACCTTTCGCCTGTTGGAATATACCTACACAGAAGTGAAACAACTCGTCCAAAGGCTGTGAGCCTGACGCTCGACCACCGAATGTCTCTAGTCTTGCACCTGCGGGTCGTACACCTGACATGTCCCACTTAGGTATCTTACCTGCGTACAGCATAGCGATAAGCTCACGGAACGCTGATGCCCACCCTACCTTACTGTCACCTACTACAATCGTACTGTCAGTCTTGTGGAATGACTCTGCGACTACAGGTAGCTTGGTAATGAAGTTACGTTCAACACTAAACCCTACACCAGTACCGCACATAAGCACGTACATAAGCTCGTCAAAGCTACGTGGTGAGTCAATGGCTAGGTAACTACAGTTAAAGCCTGCTACGTTGTCCTTCTGTAGTGCTACACCGGCAGTCATAAGACAGCGCATTGATGGCATGACTTCTAGGTTCAGGATAGAGTTGTATAATTTCTTGGCCACTTTGCTGTCAATCTGTCCACGTTCTGTCCAGAAATCTACGTAACGCTGTACTGTCTCCTCCCATGTCTCACGACGGCCTTCCTCTTTAATCCATCGTGCGTAACGTGACTTGTGTATAAACTGCTGATACTTATCCATTCTTCTTTTTTTCCTTATCTTGTTTGTCTTTGTCTTTCTTCTTACCGAAGATAGCGTCATAGTTGTTTTCAAACTTCTTTTTGTCAGTAGGTCTTACCCCTGAACCCTTACCGCCGTGTGTTTGACCTTCCATCATAACCACCCTAAATTGTTAAAGTTACCTATTATAATCATAAAGCAGGTGAAGATATGAACGACCCACCAGAAGGTACGTATGACTGCTACTGTATCAGCTTGGCTGTCAGTCTCCCCTACCTTCTCGCCTAATGACTTAGCCCATATCCTCCACCACTTCTTCACTTACTCAGCCTCTTCAGTTAATCGAGCTAAGTACCACTGTGCTTTCTTTAAGTCCTCTACAGGCTTACCCTTGTAGTCATAACGCCAGAGGTACTTCATAGCGTTACCCTTGAGGTAGCCTTTGAACTCTGTGTCGGACATACTAGCTTTGATAGCCTCGATACACTCCACAGAACCAGTGTTGTAATGTACTGGGCTTTCTACAGGGTCATAATCAGTCAGCCACTCGTCGTTCTCCATCTCTAACTGCTGCTCTTCCTCTACCAACGCCTTGTACCTTTTTTCATACTTTAGTCTATCCCACATCTCTGGTGTTGCGTCATTAATACTCATCCGTGTATTTCTCCTGTGTTATATGGGTCAATCTCTTCAAACATACGTGCTACATCATCAAGACAGTCTTCGTAAGCATCTTCAGGTGCGCCCCGCTCTATAGCTGTTGACTTCCAAAACTCTAACTCATCGAACAACTCATCGTTTTTATGAATTAACTTATCAATGTTCATAAGTATCCTCTCTATATCTAATCAGTCTATCTTCAAATGCTTCCAACAGTTCCTCACTGTTAATCTCTAGCACTTCCAGTACCATTATCTCGTCGTGGTCGCGTAGGAATTGTTCCTTGTATTCTTCAAACGACATTTTTATCCCTCACATACTTTAGTAATTCCTTCGTAGTCTTTACAGTGAAGTGAGCAAAGCCTTCCTTCTCGCACCACTGTCCCATAGTCATCTTACTGCCCTTACGTACCTTCTTGTACGGGTCTGACAGAACAAACACTAACTCCCACTCTGGCATTGAGTCTCGGATGGAGGTGTACTTTTGTGTGTCTCCTACCCTGAAGTAACCCTTAGCCTCGATTAGTATCTTCTTACCGTCATGTACAAAGTCCGGTACGTACTTCCTGTGTATAGTGTAGGGTAGTCTGTATGGCTCGTATTCAAACTCTTTATTAAGTTGGTCGTACAACGCTGACTCTAAGCCTGACCGGAATCTACCGTTTTTCTTAGTCTTGCTCATTTGATTTCAAGCTCCTGTACGTTTGGTTCTTTGACTACCTTACACAAATACTTCGGTGCGTAGGAGTAGCTAAACAACCGTAGGTCAGGATAGCAATGCTTTTTGTATTGACAGTAAGAACAGCCCATTGCTAACTTCATGTTACCTGACTTGCCTTCCGGCTCCGGTGGGTTACAGTAGTTGCTAGGCTCTGGCTTTTTTACCATCTCCTTCAAGTGTATGACTCGCTCCTCAATAGTTCCGTTGAAGTCTAACACTGCTTTAACCTTGGGGTCTGCCAAGTCATACTTCAGGAACGTCAGATGACCGTTAGTCTTGTCCATCGCTAACCAACCGATTTGAGTCTCGCCTTCTGAGTGGGCGTAGGCTTTAATCTGGTCTACGTAGCCGAATGGGTCGTCATGTAGTATCTTGCCTTCCTTAAACTTCTTGAAGCCGAAGGTACTGGCTGACTTAACGTCCGTCACTACACCATCTATCTTACAGTCCATGGAGCCTCGGATACCACCTACTTCACATTGCTTCTGCTCGTCGGTGACTGTGTGTCCTGCCATACGTGTCAAGAATAACAGCATCTCTTCAATTAGATGTCCGTACATGAACTTAACGTACGTGTGTGGCTCTAGCTCTTCCTTCTCTGTACCTGCGACTACGTTCCAAAGGTAACGGTCTGTGCGGCCAATGTTAGACAATCTAAGTGTGCGCTTATCCTGTCGCTTCTCCCTGCCGAACTCAGTACGCATCAGAGCCTTAACACCCTCACCGAACTTCTCAATCTCAGCCTCTACGTCTACGTTGGGGTCAGCGTCCTTTGTCTCCATCATCTTGTAGATGTCTTTAACTAACGTCTCAGTCTTTTTCATCTTCGAGTTCCTTGAATGCTTTAATCACATCCGTTGAGAATAGCTTCTGTAAGTTTACCAAGAACATCCGGCTTGCGTTGTTGTCGCCGCCTGATACTGTTCTGAACGTATCCAAACCGTTTACTATCTTCTTCAATACCTTTGTATCAAACACCAAGGTGCAGTACTCGTCGTCCCCGATGCACAGGTTATGGAACCAGTAGTCAGACTCTGTGGCTTCAATGCCTGATGGCTTACCCCACGACTGGTACTCAATGCAGATGTTACCAGTCTTCTGCCACATATCCTTCTCGGACTTAACTTCAATCTTCTTGTTCTGTAACATATCGGCAATCTTGTCTTCCCGTACCTCGCCGTATGCTAAGTCTAAGTCAAACTTCTTCCTATCAGCTTTTACAGGTTTCATTATTGACTCCCTACTGACAGTCCGATAATCAAACTAACAATAGCTATGCCAAAGATAGTACTCATCCAAGGGAACTCTAGGTCTTGTCCATCATCTTCCTCCGGAGTAACTTCAACCAAACCCATAACTTCAATCACAGCCTCAATACCATGCTTCTTATATAGGTCGTGATAAGGGTGACTAGGATTACCTACGCGATACCGCTTACCATTGAGTGTCAATCGTGTTTTATCTTCTAACTTTCTATGATAGTTCATCGTGTGTACCTTTATTAGTGTGTTTCCGACCAGTCGGTTCCGATTTGATATTCGCCTGCGAGAGGACAGTTGAGTTTGTAGTGGTTTCCCGCCGCTTCAATGCAAGCAGTTGCCAACCTGCCAAACCTTTCTGCGTCCTTCTCTGCGACCTCCGTCTGGATTTCATCGTGTATGTTTCCTATAAACTTATAATCAATCTTGTGCAGTTGAGCGTACTCGTCCAGTAGGCACAGTGCTTTCTTCATAACGATTGCACCTGCGCTCTGTAGGAGAGTATTCAGTGCCGCGTGTTCTGACCGTACAGCGACCCTGCGTCCATCCAGTCCAAGAACATAACCTCTTCCTGAAGCCACTCCAACTCGCTCTCGTAGTGTTCTAAGAGCAGGCGTATTTCGTAGGAACTTTTCTTTAAGTCGTTTACCATCTCTTGCACTTCCTCCGACAATACTTCCGATTTTCGCATCTCCTGCGCCGTAAAGGAAAGCGTAGATAAAAGTCTTTGCTTGGTTTCGAGTTTCAACGCCCGAAGCCAACTGGTTTGCCGTGTGAATATCTCCATTGAGAATTTCATTAGTGTAATCCTTATCGTTCATGTAGTGTGCAAGCATACGTAATTCCAAGCCACTTGCGTCCATACCTACTAGCCTGTAGCCTGTAGGCACTGTCCAAACCTCTCTGCACTGTTTACCGTAGGGTGCATTACCTGCCGGTACTTGAGCAACATTTGGTTTAGAGTGTGTCATACGTCCTGTAACTGCGCCGTTGGCATTGACATAACCATGCACTCTACCGTTATCCTGAACTGCGTCCAACCAACTCTGTATCTGCGCGATGCGCTTCTGTACCATAAGGTACTCACCAATAAGCTCCGCTTCCGGTATACCCTTCACCTTGTTAAGAACGCTCTCATCAACGATAGGCTGTCCTTTCTCTGTAAAGGTCTCTGGTTTCCATCCGAAGTATTGTAGGTAACGACCTATCTGTTGTCGTGAGCCTAAGTTAAACTCTGGATAATCCAGTCTGCTAAATGGTGCTACTGCTGTTGTCCACTGTTCCCCTAAGAACTTCAGGCCGACTACTGAGTAACTGCCGTCCTTCTTTACCTTGGGTGTTATCTCCTTAATGAATGTAGGTAAGGGTTTGAACTTCTCGTGTACCTTATCTTCCAAGTCAAACTTCTTTTCCTTTAGCTCCGCCAGAAGTACAAAAGACTTCTCTTGGTCTAGTACCCATCCGTTCTTAATTTGCTTGCTAATAATCCCTTGTACCTGACCTTCAAGCACAATGCTTTGATTTCCAAAACTTGCAAGGTCACGAAGTAATCTCTGGTACACCAGTTCATTAACTCGTACGTCTTGCTCACAATACTCCACCATATCCTGAGAAAAATTATCCCAATCACTGTGTTCTCCTTTCGGTTGATTTAGTAACTGACCCCAGTTCTCCAATGAATGACCGCCTTGTCGTGATGGCTCTGCCAGTCTGGACATAACTAACGTATCTGTTACTTTACATTTGCTGAAGTCTACGTCGAGTAGCTGTTCCAATACTGGAATGTCATACCCGATGATGTTGTGACCAATGACCTCTAGCTCGCCCTGCTCTTTAATCCAGTCCTTGAAACAAAGTAGGTCGTCGCCTGACCACGTTATAAACTCCTTAGCCCCTATCTCGTAGGCTACAATACACCAAACCTTGTCAGGGTTAAGGCCATTGGCTTCGATGTCAAAGACTATCTGTTTCATTAGGACTCCTGCTGTTTCCTGTCTCTATAATCACACCAACCATTAATGGAATCAAAAACTTCCTCAATGCTGTTGTAACCTGAGTACCACTTACAATGTGCTTTGTGTCTAGGTGTCCACTTCATTGTATGAGGTGAAATAAAGAAGTAACACTTCCTGTGGTGGAAACATATCTGGCCTGCGCCATACGGATATATTTTCTTCTTTCCTAGTCTCTTTAGCTCATTTATTGCTTCCTCTATCATTACAGGGTCTGCAATGTCTGTCTCTGTTACTTGATACTGACTGACTCTATTAACCATGTTAGAACTCCACGTTACTCTCTGTAGGACAAGCTGTTTCAATCATACGTCCCGAGTCTATATCGTAATAAAGATGACAAGCGGCTCCAGTCAAACCTACAAACCTGTTCTTTAATACCCTGACACATGTTGTGTTACGTATTTGCTCGTCCGGATGCTGTTGGTCTCGCTCTAGTCCAATAACCATATCACTTAACTGTGCGATAGCCGCTGAACCTCGTAGCTCTCCTAAGCTAATCTTTCCTCCGTCCTCGTGCGCCTTCTGCCCTGATGGTCGTCTGAGGTGTGACACCAAGAATAACCCGACTCCTGTCTCCTGCACTATCTTCCGTAGGTTGGTCATAATGCTGTCGATTGCCTTACGCTCGTCTCCCTGCGCTTGGTCACTGACTACAATACTAAGGTGGTCAAGGATAATCCATTTGCAGTCCAAGCCTTTAGCCATGTACCTGATGCGTCCTAGCAAGTCGTCCTCACTGGTACTGCCGAAGTGGTCGAGTAGTTGAATACGCCCTAAACCCCACGTCTTCTCCCAGTAACCCCTTTCCTCTCCTTCTACCTGTGCTTTGCGTATCTCTGGCTTATGTAACAGCTTGTTAGCCTCGATAGACATAATGCCTAGCGTAGTCTTCGGTACGTCTTCCTCTAGCGCCAAGATACCGATATTGTCCTCGGTGTTCTTCAATAGGTGATGCTCTAGCTCTCGCATAATCTGAGACTTACCCATACCCGAACCTGACGTTATCGTAACCAGTTCCCGCGGTCTAAAGCCATAGGTGTATTCATTCAAACACTCCCAAGGATAAGGTATTGATTCGACTTCCTTCTGTTCCTGTAGCAAGTCCCACGTATCCAAGCCTGAGACAATACCGTCCGGTCTGTAGACCTTAGCGTCCCACCATGCCCTAGTGAACTCCTGTATCTTCTTGGCCTTCAGCATATCCCCTGCGTCCTTCAAGGGTAATGTTACGTTCTTAGCCTTGTTGGGGGTGAACAAGTTAAGCACTGACTGTGCCGCCTCCTGTCCTGCCTTGTCATTGTCGAAACATATCACTACGTTCTCAAATGACTCTAGCCATTCCAAGTTGGCCTTGATGTCCTTACTGGCTCCTGCCGCACCTGACCGGATAGACACTACAGGCCACTTTCCGTCGAACATCTCACTGACTGCTAGTGCGTCTGCCTCTCCCTCGGTGATGGTAATGTACTTACCGCCTTCCCTGAATGCTTGCTGACCGAACAAGCCTACGTTATCAAAGTTCCCTGTCGCGTAGAATCCCTTGGTATCTACCTGTCTAACCTTCGTCCCTGTCGGCTTGTTGCTATCCTTATCATAGTACGGGTAGTGATGCTTTACAATTTGTCCCTCTGGTGAGAACTCCACAGTAACGCCGAACTTCTGCGCTATGCCCTGTGATATTCTCCTGTCAGGGATTGCCGCTATTACTCCTGTCATCTCGAATGCCCTTGTTTGTGTACGTGGTGCAAAGTCTAGGGCAGTTCCGTTGCCCTTCTCGTAGTAGCCACACCCATTGCTGAAGCAGTGAGCGTGACCGTCAGAGTACCTTGCCAGATTGTTAGCAGAGCCACACTTGGGGCATGACTCGTGCTTTAGGAAGGTAGACTTCTCTGTCATTAAAAGTCCTCGTTATCTTCTGACTGCTCTGCTACTTCTAAAACCTTCACCTTATTGAGGTATGTACTGGTTCCGTGTACTGGGTGTGGTGCGCCTTCCTGCCAGAGGATACGCACCTTAGAGCCTCGTGGTACTCGGCCTTGGAATGCTGTACCATCAGCGTTTAAGACACCAACCTCGAACTTACTGGCAAACTTACGTTGCTTTGTTCCTTCGTACTCACGTAGTTTAACACCTGCACTATCTAGGCTCTCTGCGTCGCCTTCGTCTAAAGACAACACCAAAGAGTATTTACCTGTGGACTGTCCGTTGTACATCTCATGCTCTGTAAGATTCTCAAATGCTACTGTACCTTCTAATACCTGACTCATATCTTTTACCTTTTGATTAAATTAAATTGTTACTACTTAGGTATACCTTAGTTAGTTGCTTTTAGTTTATTATAAAAGAACATAACATAAGTATAGTATATCATTAATTGTTACTAATGTCAAACCCTAATGCTTCTAAGTCTAAACTTTCTTCTCCTTCCGTGTCCAATAGTCCGCCGTTTTCAAAGGCAAGTGCCGCATTAGTTGAAATACTCATACAGTTATAGCAGAGGTCTAAAGGCTTGTCTGTATTATAATCAGTTCTCTTTAACTCTGCTTCCGTCATAATAGCGTCGCACGCTTTACATCTACTCATTTTGTATGCACTCCTATCGTGTCGTAATGCACCTTGTTGAAGTCGCTACGCGCCATTGTGTACAGGTCGTGCTGTATGTGCTGTCGTGCGGCCTGTTGCATCTCTGATACGCTCATCGCATACAGCAGGTACTCTGTGACCTCATCGACCCTTACGTGGTCTTCGTCAGCTATCCAGTCGTTCTGCTCGTATCCTATCAATTGCTCTTTAATCTTGCTCATCGTCCCACTTCTCCATAGTTTCTTTGATGCCATAGCCTAGGCATAGGATTATACCTGTTAAAAATATTGTCAATATCATTCTTCTAACTCCGTCCATACGTTCCCTAGTGTAACAATAAAGAAGGGCACTAGCAACACCAATCCGTCGAAAGCCATCGTGCTCAATTCTCCGTCTTTTACTGTCCATACTGGCCGGCTCTCTACACTCTCTATGTCTAACCCAATGCCGAACCTCGGCTCTACGTTTAAAAACATTCCAAAAATATTAGCTTGCATCTTGAATTACTCCGCTCTCGTCTATTAAGTCTTTAACAAAAATACCGTCTACCATACGCCCTGTGCGGTACTTAATATCATTATAGGCTACATTCATGCAGTCCGTCAATGTTAAGTTGTGTCTCTCGCATAGGTTAATTAGCACGACCAAAATGTCGCCTACGTCATCGCTAAAGTCTTGACTGTGTTCTATGTTGACTCGTAGCTCTTCTACCTCTTCTAGCAGCTTCTCGAACTGTTGGTGGTCTGTACTGCCCTCAATTAGGTTCCGTGCGTTATGCCAGTCGATTATTTTCTGTTCCAGTGCGTAATATGTTGCCATTATGACTCCTCTCTGTAGTTTACTTGCTCTTTAATATCTGCAATGACCTGCTGTAGTTCTGACAGGCTTTGTCCTAGCTCGTCAATAGTTTCCGCTAATAGGTCGTTCTCTGTGCTATTGTCTATAATCATATTTTAATATCCTCTCGGTTAGCCATTTGGCGGCAAGTGAAAATCTAAACCTAAATTTAACTCCTCTGCTGCTTCAATATCGTCAGGGTCTGGAGACCACTCGGCATAGTTCAATAGCCTATCTATTTTTTCCTGCGCGGAGGCTATATACGCCTTTAAAGTCTCGCGCCGGTCAATGTGCGCCTGTAGTGCCAACTCTCTCTCTTCCGCGTCCGTTAGTACGTCAAAATGTGGGTTGCCTCTATCTTCTTCGCTTACTCTGCACCTAGTCATTATAATTCACCCCATAATTGTTTAAAATGCTTTTGATTGTCTAAGCGTAACCGCTCCAGACGTTCTACCAGTGTATCAGAATGCTTTGACTCTGTAAATACAATTTGTGTCACTAAGAAATCATGCTCTTTTTTAAACTCTGTGTATGTCATACCGTAAAACCTCATATAATCAATTCTAAGCCGTTTTAACAGGGTAACCCATGCTACCCTATAGGCTACCCTTTAAACCGCCGTAATCGCCCTTATTCCCAGGATAAAGACAGCCATTATCAAACTACCCGCGACAAATCCACCCGCGAATAACAGTACCAGTTGTAAAATTCTTTTGTATTTATTCATTATAAAGAACCTCATTAAAGACTATATCTAATTGCTGGGCCGTTAAATGTGCGTCTGCTATTACGTGGTGCGATATAGTAAAGCCATAGTTTACCAAATCATGCAAGCGGTTATCCTTTGACCCGAAAGTATCGCGTTTACAGTCGTAATAATAATCTACTGTTTCCGCTGTTTTAGCTGTGTTTATTACTTGTACTTTTTTCACTGTATAACCTCCCCAATTAGAATAACATTATGTAAACAAGCGCGACATACATAAATTTAGCTGTTACTGCCGCCCCTAGGATTACCACCGACCACCCGAACACCTCAACGGCTAGATTAATGCGCGCCTCCCGACGCGCTTTGGTTTTCAATTGTTTACGCTTTGCGCTATTCATATCATGCCGCCCCTGTTAGGTTAGAAATAAACTCCGCTGAACGTGTCTCAACATTAGCGGACACACCTTGTAGCCATTTGTTAACGTGTCGCGTTGTAGTGGCTGAATACTTTTTCTCTGTCCTAACATACTGACCTGATGGGAGCATCGCCGCGACTGGGGTTGAGTAGCTAAACAAAATCACCGCTCCGCTATTTGTTGACAATTCCGTCATGTTTGAACCTACATTGTTAATTTTCATTGGTTACACTCCCTCTGATTCTAATTCGTTTAATACTTCAACAGCTTGTTCCAGTGCCTCATGTTCCGTCTCGATTCCGTAGCAGGTGAAACAATGGTAATCTACCCATTGGCCGCCTACTGGAAATTGTAGGTTAAACGTAGCGGCTTCATTCCATTCAATACGAATGTGGCCTTCGATTTCTGATTCTATTTCCCAGTGTTTCATAATAATTACCTTTTAGGTTGTGTTAGTTGTTTTGAGTATACCGGCGATTATATACCACCGACATAGTTAAAGCAACTAATTATATAAACTAATTAAGTTTTCTCTGATTTTGTTTAAATCGCTATCCTTTAAATATGACAACACCTGCTCGCCAATATTAACACCATAAGCCGCGTGAAGCATACCGCCAACAATCTGACGTTCGTCGCGGTTGCTGTTTGTCATCTTATCCTGATACTTATTTAGCTTAGATTGATACTGTTTGCACCACTTTTTAGTCTTAACTTGTTTGGCTATTGTCTTAACCGGCGGAATATTGCATGGATTACTGATTGCGAATGTTAACATAATTATTACCTCTTAGGTTTAACAGTTGTTTTGAGTATACCGGCCATTATACAGACCGGCATAGTTAATGCAACTATTTATTTTAACTTTCTACTGGCGGGATATAGCGCTCTCCCCTTTGTTTTAAAGCCATACCCGCATAGTGTATTGTATCCGCGTATTCACCACACTTAGGATTTTCAGGCATTGCCGCCATCGCACGCTTACAGTCTTGTATCATGTAACACAGCGTATCACTACTTACATGTAGTAGGCGCTCAATTGTCTCACTGTGCCACTTTCCCGAACCATCGTTATATTCTGCCATCTTAAACACCTCTTTTGGTTTGCCCCTTGCGGGGCGTTTGGTTTATTTCACTATTTCAACGTCGTAGAAGTATTGGCCTACGCTCGTGTAGCGTTTTGTCACCAGTTTATCATGAGAAAATTGGTGGCCTTCGGTAGATAGGAAAGGCACAAAACTATCAAATTCATTCTCGTAAGCCTCTGGGTAAACCTCTGCAATTGTTAAGGTGAATATATGCCCGTCTCCGTTCATACGCTCGCCGTGTAGTTTGATTGTATCGCCTGCTTTGTAGTCTCTCATTTTATCACCGCCTGAGCCGCTAAAAGCTCTGTATTTTGCGCCATGTCCTTAATCTCGTGGTAATAGCCGCCACCTAACAGAACGTGCGCTAGGTCTACTTTACCCTGAGCCGACGCTATAGCGCGTGCCTTGCTCTTGCTATCACCGCCAAAGTGCGCTTCGTATTGAGCCTTATAGTCTATAAAGAGGGAGGCTTCAAGGGTCTCCAGTATTTCGCTCTTGTTCATCTTGTTTGCTCCTTTGCACCGTTTTGGTGCGTTGGGTTGGTTTCTCTGTCTTGTTGATGCCATTATATCAAGATGCTAATTTGTGTCAAACATTTATTTATAACAGTTTGTTATATGCTTATAGCTTTTTGTTATAGGCTAAACTATAGAGAGGAACGGGCGCGCGCAAATATCACAGATAAGACACAAAGTCAATATAACTTTTAGTTATAAGAATGCTATGGGTATATAACCACAATAGGTAGCGCCGCTACAGCCCAGGCGTGGCAAGGGATACAGAGGATTTCGACGTTAGCGTTGATTTGATACCAGTGTTAGGGGTAGGCATGACAAGCTGTTAGACGGCAATTGAGAGCCT